ACAAAAACTATAAATAAGTATAAAGAAACAGGTAAACATCCTGACCATTATAATACAGATGGCACTTGGAAGTACCCGAGTGGGAAGATACCCTTTGATGAATTTAAACTATAATGCCTTTATACACATTTAGAAATAAAAGAACTGGTGAAGAGTGGGATGACCTAATGTCTATTTCTGAAATGGAATCATTCACTAAGAAACGAGACATAGAATTAGTACCTACAAGTGTTGGTATAGTGAGTAGTGTAGGTCAAATGGATAGTAAAATTGACGGTGGGTTTAAAGAAGTCTTAGGTAAGATATCGGATGCACATCCCCACTCCGCACTTGCAGATAGATACAGAAAACGAGACGCCAAAGAGGCAAAATCAAAAGCAGCACTTGATAAGATCAAGGCAAAATACGGAGCAAGTCTTGTTAAACCATCTTAAATACATAAATAGTAGTGATGTTGCTGTCGAGACATTTACAACACCGTGCTCTTGCACATAAGAAGTTGAGTAAATCAATCCGACAATGCTTCATTCCGGGCGGGCAGAGCACCGGGACAGGCAATAAAGATACTGCTCGCCCAACGAAGGAGAACATATGAGCGATTTAGATTTTTTAGACGGTTTTGATTCCGATATAGATTGGGGTTTTACTACAACCGACTCTAAACCTAGTGAAACAAAAGATACTGAAGCAGTTGCAAAGTCAGCAGCTAATGAAGTTGCAAAAGCAAATGACGGATCTTTGAAAGCATTAGAGAGTAAATTAGATAAAATATATTCAGCAGTCAATTCTGCTAAATCTGAAATTCACGAAAAAAATCAGACTGAACTTGATATTGCTAAGAAACAAATGGATGATGAATACGACTTGAGAAAAGACAATCTTGGTAAAGATCAAAAAGAAAAATTTACACAATTAGAGAAGTTAGTAATACCTTTGATGTTGAAACTAGCAAAGGCACCAGAGAATTATATCTACTGGCCGAACCGTAAGAGTGTGATTGAATCACAATTAAAAAAAATAGTAGCAATAACAAGAGGTAAATAATGCAATTATCAAAAAACTTTAGTCTAAGTGAAATGACTAAATCAGATACCGCAGCAAGAAAAGGTATTGAGAATACACCTACTGATACACATAAAGAAAGCATGAAACTTTTAGTAGATAAAGTTTTACAACCAATAAGAGATCATTTTGCTAAGAGTGTTCGAGTGACCTCTGGTTATAGATCGGAAGAACTATGCGAGGCGATTGGGTCAAGTAAGACTTCTCAACACGCCAAAGGTGAAGCGGCAGATTTTGAAATAACAGGTATAGACAATAAAGAATTGGCAGAATACATAATAGATAATTTAGATTTTGACCAGATCATATTGGAGTTTTATACAGACGGCGACCCGAATAGTGGTTGGGTACATTGTTCCTATAAAATGCATGGAAACAGAAAACAAGTACTTAGAGCGTCTAGAGTTGACGGAAAAACACATTATACACACGGATTAGCACTTTAAACGCTTGACTTTTGAGTCAATTCCTGTTATACTAGTTATATTATGAGCAAACTAAAAGAATATATGAAGAGTAAGGGTGTCAAGACTTTTACTCATCAACCAGTAGATGAACTACCAAAACTACTAAGAGAAAACATAGACGGTAAAAGATATTATATCTCACCTACAGGTGAGAAGTATCCTTCGATTACAACAGTCTTATCTAAAAATAATAATGAAGGCATAATTGCTTGGCGTAAGAAAGTCGGCGAGGCAAAAGCAAATCATATTGCTAGTGAGGCAGCAAGAAGAGGTACTGCCGTTCACAAACTTATTGAAGATTACTTGAATAACGAAGAACTATCTGATACAAGTGGTGTACTACCTCTTGCTTTATTTACAGTTATGAAAGAAGAACTTGATAAGATTGATAACATACAGATACAAGAAGGTTCAATGTATAGTGATAAGTACAAAGTTGCCGGTCAAGTTGACTGTATTGCTGAATATGATGGCAAGTTATGTGTTATAGACTTCAAGACTTCTACTAGAGAGAAAAAAGAAGAGTGGGTAGAAAACTATTTTATACAAGGTACAGCATATGCTGAAATGTATGAAGAACGATACGGCAAATCAATAGATGATATACTAATATTAGTTGTAACCGAGCAAGGTCTCAATCAAGTATTTCATAAAAAGAAACAAGACTACATACCTAAATTAATAGAGGCAATAGATAACTTCAATGTCGATAATAACACCCAATAAGTTTGCTATTATCATAGAGAATATGGTAAGAAACAAAAAGATGTCTCATTTAGAGGCAGTCTTATCATACTGTAAGGAACATAATGTTGAACCTTCTGGTATGAGTAAGATGATAAACAAGTCTTTAAAAGAGAGACTTGAAGTGAATGCTATGGATTTAAGATTACTAAAAGAGAGATCAGGCAAGTTGCCTATATAATGGATGGATTTGATGTCTATAAAATCTATCTTGCAATCAAACTACACTTCACTTCGGAATCGTATGACTACTTCAAGCACAATGGGAAAACTACTGCAAGACTTAACACCTTTACTAAAAGGCGTGATAGATACTTTTTTCACAAGTTGTCTAGGTCTTATTCGAGTAGTGCTTGTGTTGACTATTTTGTTGCTGGATTTATTGGTAGCGATACAGTTTGGATTGGCGATGTGGTTGGAAAGTCTGGTCAAGAAAATTACACCAGATGGCAAAAAAGAATAGAGAGTTTAAGTTATGTATTCGAAGGTGATGTTAATACTTTACTTGAATTCATTGAAGAAAAGAAAATCAAATTTGATGACCTCTTCAAAGTCAAAGACGGACAACATCCCCCATTGGTTAAGTTATATATTGCCAATAAAATAACAATAGAAAGTATGATTATACTAGATGATATACTTAATTATACGAAACAATTTAATAAACAAATAAAAGAGACTGTTATCTGGCCGAAGAAGTATAAATTATTAATGAACTATAAACCATTTTTGAAATACAATACTACAAAAATGAAAATGATTATAAAGAAAAAGATAAATGAGTGAAGCAAACGGATATACAATATGGACTCATGAGCATACCGCTCTAGAGTTATCAAACAAAGTACACGAACTTTCAAACAAGATAAAAAAGATTGAAGAGATCAATAACGAAGATGGTGCTACAGCACTTACGAAACAAGTTTTAATTAAACATATTATAGAAGGTACTGATTATAATGAACCGTACAAAACTTTTAATGTTGATGAAGGTGATGAATGATTACTCAATTATGGGGTGTACCAGTATATAAACAATCTACTAATCAAACACTATCTACCTTTTCAGACAAAGAACTTGATATTCTAAAAACTACTAGAGAAGAGGATGAGAACGCCAAAGATACGAGGCAAAATCACCCAACACACACCGAAGTAATTAAAACGAACGGCAACATATTAACTAAACCTGGATTAGAACGAGTTAATAGTTTAATAGAGACACACGCTGAAAAATATGCAAGAGAAGTTATATGTATGAAACAAGACATAAAACAAACTTCAAGTTGGTTTACCGTAGCAAATAAAGGTGATTGGCATAGACCACATATTCATAGACACACTTTATTTTCGATATGTTATTATCCTAAAGCATATAGTGGTAATTTAATATTAACTGCTCCTCACAGTAAGAATTCATTTCAACAAGATTATTTTCTAGGATTAGAATATACAGAATACAATGCTTATAATTGTCAGACTTGGTCAATACCAATTACCTCTGGTGATATTGTTATATTTCCTGGTTCGGTAATGCACGGCGCTAGTGAGAACGAAAGTGAGAAAGAACGCTGGATGATTGGTGCCAATTATTGGGTCTCTGGTACCTTGTCTTTTATTGATGAACTAGATACGATTACAATTTAATGCTTGACTATTGGGGTAGAATCTGTTATACTGTATATATTAACAAGGAGAGTTGAATATGTACACACTAGAAAGTGAAAGAAATAGAAGAATTATCTTAACTTCAAATGATAAAGAAGGATTAATAAAAGTTTGTCGAGAACTAAACGAACTCGATCAAAATGCTACAATGGTAGAAACCTTTGCGGTTACTAAAAGTGGTGAAACTATTTATGGCGGACAAGTAAAGTCCTTATAAATAATACTATATTATACACTTTGTGGATAAATTAATACATACAACAATACTTACAAATATAAGGAATATATAAATGAATACAAGTATAGCGGCGCTCAAGCGCTCAAGATCAAACCTAGACGCACTTACTAAAGAACTTAGTGGTGTCGTATCAAATCAATCAAAACAATCTTATGTTGACGACAGGTTCTGGAAACCAGAACTTGATAAAACTGGTAACGGTTATGCCGTTCTCCGTTTTTTACCTGCTGTCAAAGACGAGGACTTACCTTGGGTCAAAATGTGGTCACACGCATTTCAAGGACCTGGTGGTTGGTACATAGAGAATTCTCTAACTACAATGAATCAAAAAGATCCAGTTAGTGAAGAGAACAGTCGTCTCTGGAATACAGGTATCGAAGCAGATAAAGATATTGCAAGAAAGAGAAAAAGAAAACTCTCTTATTTTGCTAATGTTCTTATCGTTTCTGATCCTAAACATCCTGAAAACGAAGGTCAAGTAAAACTATTCAAATTCGGTAAAAAGATTTTTGATAAGATTACTGACAAAATGCAACCTGCTTTTGAAGATGAAAAGGCAATCAACCCATTTGATTTTTGGGAAGGTGCTGACTTCAAATTGAAAATCAGAAAAGTTGATGGGTTCTGGAATTATGATAAATCAGAATTTGATTCAACAAAAGAGATTGCGGAAAATGACGAGGCCATCGAAGGTATATGGTCTAAACAATATCCGCTAAAACCATTTCTAGAAGAGTCTAACTTTAAATCTTATGATGAACTGAAAAGTAAACTTGATAAAGTTTTGACAGGTTCTAGAAATACTGGTACAGTAGAAGATATGGTTACCCCACCTTCCTTATCTGAAACTAAACCAGAACCAGTAGTAAATGAAACAGTAGCGGATTCTTCAGCAGTCGCAAGCGACAATGATGATGAAACGCTGTCTTACTTCAGCAAACTAGCCGAAGAAGAGTAAATTTCTCTCCACCTGTTTTGTTATACTACCGAGGGGCGACCTTAGAGTCGCCCCTTTCTTTTTATAAATATAAATATGACATACTTGGTAAATGATAACTGTATCAAGTGTAAACTTACCGATTGTGTTGAAGTCTGTCCAGTTGACTGCTTTTATGAAGGTGACAATATGCTTGTTATTAATCCTGACGAATGTATAGATTGTGGTATATGTGAACCTGAATGTCCTGTCGGTGCCATTGTAAGTGATAACGGTAATATTGATGATAAGTGGTATAAATTAAATGACAAGTACAGTCAAATCTGGCCAAGAATAACAGAAAAGAAAGATCCTCTACCCGACTGGGAAAAATACGAGAATGAGGAAAACAAACTAGAAAAATACGGACTATGAATAAGTTAAGAAACAACCCAATGGCAAGAGCACTATTGCAAACGAATAGAAGGCGTACTCAAATGGTACCTAATAAAAAGAGACCTAGTCGTGGCAATTTAAAGTATGCAGATTTACATTTGAAAAAACAATGGGAACAAATTTAACAATAGGTATTACATACTACAATCAAATAGAAGCATTTAATCACCTAAAAGAATACTACAAAGATACGAATTACAAATTTATAATTTGTGATGACGGTTCACAAATAAATCCCCTTACAGAAAAAGATATACCTGATAACTGGTCTTTACTCACAATAGAGAAAGACATAGGTTTTAATAGCGAGGGTGCTAGAAATCTAATAATGGATAATGTACAGACTGAATGGTCATTATTAGTTGACTTAGATTATCTAATAGAAGATATTGACAAAATAAACTTAGATGAATTAGAAACAGACAAAATATATTCATCTAGCATAAATAACAATCAATTTATAATATACACAGAATTTTTCAAATTACTAGGAGGTTATCCTACTACTGGTGTTTATGGTAAAAAAGGAAAGACAGCAGATCAATACTTTTTAAATAAAACAGAAATCATAGAACTTTCTGAATTATCTTTAATAGATAATGAAAAATATAATAAAAAGATAGGCAATAAATATGTTGATGGTATATTATTAGGATCAGGTTGTAGTTTTACTGATATGAGATACTTACCTCTAGGTCAATCTTGGGTTGCTCAATTAGCAGATGATTTAGAGATGTTATCTTTAAATATAGGTCAAGTTGGATATGGCAATCAAGCAATATATAATAATGTAATAGATAAAATATCACAATACGAAGATAAGATAGGATTAGTTGCTGTTGCTTGGTCTACCTGTGATAGATTAGATATTGAGACAGGTCTTATGCAAGATACACTGGACTATGGTGAAAAAGATAAAAGAGACTCTATCTGGCCGAGACCATATTTAAAATACTTAGGTTCAAATCAATCAGATATTCTTAATATAATGAGTAGAGGTTTTTCTTATCTATCTTTTGAGGATATGTTAGATGTACTTATTAACAGAACATTGAGACTTGCCTATGAATTAGAGTGTATATGTAAATATAAGAATATACCATTAATACAATTTCAAGCACTAGATTATATAAACAAATCTGATAAAGAGATATGGGGTAAAAAAGTTCCCGAAAATCTGTCTCAAGTAGTAAAAAGAATAGTTGATAAATCATCATTTAAACCTAAATTTTTAGGAGGAAGAATGTGGTCTTGGGATAATCATTTAAAAAGTTTAGGTGACGATTATCGTATGGGATATGATACACCCGCTAATCATTGGGTGGGTTACACTGCTAAACTAGACTTTGATATGCATCCTAATAGTGAAGGTCATACTATTATAAAAGACTTGATTAAAAAAGAACTAAATAGTTAGTATGGAAACTTTTGTAATTATACTTGCTGATTTTGGTCTACCGATTGCCGGTTCGTTTGCTATGGGTGTATTCATCTATATTATTCTTAGATATATTCTAGGTTCAGTTATAGGTCAAGTACAAACTATGCACTCTATTATAACACAATTAGATAATAGAGTTAGAAATATTAATAATGATGTAATCAAACTCGACTTGTTAATGTCTCACACATTAGATATACCGCCAGACGAAGAAAGAATTGCTCGTGCTGATGGTAAAAAGGATGCAAGACGAGACTGATGGACTTAGTAGCAATATTACAAGACTATGGTTTCCCAATGGTCGCTGCTGTAGCGATGGCATACTTTATCTACTTTATATACAC